TCAAGCAATTAAAGAAGTACTAGACGAAATGAAAAACGAGAACCTCAGTGACGAATATGATCAAGGAGATCTTGACGTAGGTCATGTTGATGATGAGCCTGATATGCTTAAAGGTACTGTCTATGAAATTGCTCAATATGCTGCTAAGCTATATAAGCTACTACACCACTACGATAAGATGGGCGGCGAAGTAGACTTTCCAAACTGGTGGCAAGGTAAAGTGATCAAAGCTCATGATTATATTCAGAGTGCTGCTCATTATTTAGATTTTGAAACAGAGCAACCTTCAATTGATGCTATGGTTGCAGAGAAAAAAGACAATGAATAAGAAACAACTTAGAGAAGTAATTGAAGAAGCATTTTACGAGGTTCTTGCTGAACAAGCTGTACTTCGTACTTCTGCTGAAGAAACTTTAGCTAAATTTCCTACCTTAAGAAAAACACTTATTGATCTTCTTACAAAGGAATATGATTTCTTTGTTAAAGATATTCAATGGATTGCTCCTAAACCTACTACGTTTAAGATCCTTTTGGAAAATGATCAACAGATGTTTCTCAAGTGGATGGGCAAAGGCTTTGAAGCAGAAATAGCAGGCAAAAGATATTATCTCGGTAAAGTTGATGAATTTCAACAGGCCTTAGATAAACTTAACGAAATCCTTAAATATGCTTCTCCAGGTGAAACAGAAGAGCCGGCCGATGATGAATTAGGCGGTGATGAATTTGGCGGAGGAGACTTCGGAGGAGGCGGCTTTGGAGGAGCAGGAGAAGAAGGACCTGAAGGTGGTGAAGAAGAAGTAGAATTTGAAGAACCAGGCGAAGAGCCTACAGAAGAACCAGCATAATGAACCTAAACCGTAATAAAATTACCAGCAAAAATAAGCAGTACTATTTAGAGAGCGTTAAACAAGCTAAACAGTACGTTCAGCAGGGTAAATTATCTAACGAAGATTTACAAACCTTAATTAAATTTTCTCCAGAAGCTAAATACGTAGGATGGTTAGCTAAGGTCTGGATAAACGAAAAACCAGATATAGATGATCTTAGAAACTATATCGAGGAGTATGATACTTTTGCTAAAAAAGGAAAAGCTAAGACTGAAGATATTTTAAAATTTAAATCTTTTGAAAACTTAAAAAAAGAAGTAGACGATATCAATCAAACTGGAGCAGGCGTTTCTACTAAAGATCTAGAATCAGATTATGATGTAGTTATAGATAATGAAGATCTATATATTGCTTCCCCTCACACCCATGAGGCGTCTAGGAAGTTAGGACTCTCTAAGTTTGCATTTAGAGACTGCGGAGATGGTAAAAAAGATTCAGCATGGTGTACTACATATAAAGCACCTGACCATTTTAATAGCTACTACTATTCACGTAATGTAACTTTCTATTATATCAGGGTTATGTCTGATAGATTGATGAAAGAATTAGAGGAAGCTTTTCCTGATAAATGGAAACCGCTTGTAGTATCTGCGATTGCAGTTTTAGAAGACGGCCAACTTGATATGTACGATGGACTTGATAAACAACAATCTCCTTCTAATATAAAAAAGTTTACTGACATTATAGGTATATCCTAAAAATGAAACTTCTAGAAATACTTTTAGAGCAAGAAAAGATTCTAGTAACTAGACGTTCTAGAGAAGAACGAGCTAAGAACTATCAAATAACTATCAATAAAGAGATACAGCAATATATAAAGGATGGTAGTAAAGGAGATCTTAACTTATACGGAAAACCGATTACTTCTCTCCCTAACAACTTAAAGTACGTAGGGGGACATATTGTCTTAAGAGGTACGCAAATCCCCTCTCTTCCGGATAACTTAAAGTATGTAGGAGGAAACCTTTCACTATCAAATACACCTATCAAATCTCTTCCTGATAATTTAGAAGTAGGAGGAAACCTTGATTTAACACGCACGTCAATCACCTCTCTTCCGGATAATTTGAAGGTAGGAAAAGATCTTTATTTAGAAGGTTCGAAGATTATTTCTCTTCCGGATAATTTAAAGATAGGAGGAGATCTTATCGTATATAAATCACCTTTAGCTGGAAAATACACAGATGAGGAAATAAGAAATCTAGCTGATATCGGAGGTAAGGTAATAAGATGAAATTACTGAAGATACTTTTAGAGCAAGAAAAGATTCTAGTACCTAGACGTATTAAAGGACGACCTGAAAAGCATTTAAAAGCAATTCAGCAAAAGATACAGCAATACATCAAAGACGGTAGTAAAGGAAATCTTGATTTACATGGTACACCTATAAAATCTCTTCCGGATAACCTTAAGTCTGTAGGTGGAGATCTCGGTTTATCCGATACGCCAATCACCTCTCTTCCGGATAACTTAAAGTATGTAGGAGGAAATCTTGATTTAGAAGAGACACCTATTACCTCTCTCCCGGATAACTTAAAGTATGTTGGAGGAAATCTTAAGTTACAAGATACACCTATCAAATCTCTTCCAGATAAATTAGAGTATGTAGGAGGAAATCTCAGTTTATTCAATACGCCAATCACCTCTCTTCCGGATAACTTAAAGTATGTTGGAGGTAATCTTTACTTAAAAGGTACACGGATTACTTCTCTTCCGGATAATATTGAGATTAGAGGAGATCTTTGGTTAGTATCTTTACGTATTTCCTCTCTTCCAAATAATTTAAAGGTAGGAGGAACTCTTGCTTTAGCCGGAACACCTATTAAATCCCTTCCAGATAATTTAGAGATAGGAAAAAGTCTATTATTACAAGATACACCAATCACCTCTCTTCCGGATAATTTAAAGGTAAGAGTAGATCTTTACATTGAAAACTCAGCTCTAGCTAAGAAATACACAGATGAGGAAATAAGAAATCTAGCTGATATCGGAGGTGATATAATAAGATGAAATTACTAAAGATACTTTTAGAGCAAGAGAAGATTCTAGTACCTAGACGTATTAAAGAACGAGAGAAGCACCTTGCAAGAGCAACTCAGCAAAAGATACAGCAATACATAAAGGATGGTAGTAAAGGAGATCTTGATTTAAAAGGTACGCCAATCACCTCTCTTCCGGATAACCTTGAGTCTGTAGGAGGAAGTCTTAACCTATATCAATCTAAAATCACCTCTCTTCCGGATAACCTTAGGTCTGTTGGAGGAGATCTTAATTTATTCAATACGCCAATCACCTCTCTTCCAGATAATTTAGAGGTAGAAGAACATCTAGTTTTAGCTAGGACACCTATCGAATATCTTCCAGATAATCTAAAAGTAAAAGGAAGTATATTATTGACACGTTCAGCTATTAAGTCTCTTCCGGATAATTTTAAGGTAGGGAGAAGTCTCTATCTAGAAAACACATCCATCGAAGACCTTCCATATAATTTAGAAGTAGGAGAAGACTTTTGGATAAGAAACTCTCCTATTGCAGATAAGTATAGTGATGAAGGAATAAAAACCTTAGCTAATATCAAAGGTATAATTGTAAGATGAAACTTTTAAGTATACTTTTAGAACAAGAAAAGATTCTAGTACCTAGACGTACTAAAGATCGAGCCGAGAGGTATTTAAGAGCCCTTCAGGGAAAGATTCAAGAGTATATAAAAAACGGTAGTAAAGGATCTCTTAATTTACAAGACACACCTATAGAATCTCTTCCGGATAACTTAAAGTATGTAGGAGGAAATCTTTCACTATCAAATACACCTATCAAATCTCTTCCTGATAATTTAGAAGTAAAAGGATCTCTTGAGCTAGCTGATACGCCTATTACTTTTCTTCCGGATAATTTAAAGGTAGGAAGAACTCTATACTTAAGTAATACACCTATAAAATCTCTTCCAAGTAGTCTAGAGGTAGAAGGAAATCTAGCTATAAGAGATACTCCTCTTGACTACAATCACGATGATATAGACATCAAAGAAATGGCTCCGAATATAAAAGGTAAAATTTATAGATAATGAAACTAAAGGAAAGGATAGTATACTTAATTACTATATCGGCACTTTTAGGTGCTCTTTACTATTATAATTTTTATACTGAATCTGAGTATGAAACTAAGTATAAAAAGGCTGTAGAGCAGTATACTAAGAGGATAGACTCTCTTAAAGCATTTAACGAAAGTTTAGATTCTGTTGTAGATTCTTTAGAAAATACCCTAAATGTTGCAGATAGTTTAATATCCGCTCAGGATAAAGAAATAGATCAACTAAACGAAGATTTAGATGAAGAAATTAATAATGTCGATCTGTTTGGCCATGATGAGCTTACCAGCTTTTTCTCAAACAGATACAACAGTAGTAGTACTTCCGGCAGAGACAGCACGTCTAGTAATTAAGGATCTAGTTACTCTAGATAATCTTAGATTACAGTTAGAAGCTACTCAGAATAAAGTAGATGCCTTAGAATTACGTTATACTACTTTAGACTCTATTCGCACTATTAGAGAGACTCAAATAGCTAATTACGAACAAATCATAGGAGACAAAGATAAAATAATACAAGAAACAGAAAAGTTTGCAGATAATTTACAGAAAGATTTAAACGGAGAAAAGATAAAAAAGAATATTTACAAGTACGGTAACATAGCTTCGGCAGGATTACTGATACTTTCATTAGTTTTAAAATAAAATGGCAAAAGGCAAAGTTAGTGGCGGTAAAGTAGAACTTAACGGTTCACGTAGAAAAAGACCAGGAATTCATGCAAAAACGAAGTCTGGCAGTATTAAAGGTTCTAAAAATTACTTAAAAAGATATAGAGGCCAAGGAAGATAATGGCCCGTAGAATTCCAAAACCTAAAAATAAGCCAAATTTTGGTAATAAAGCTAAAAGAAGAAAGTTAATAGAACATAATCTTAAAGTTCTAAAAGAACTAGATTCTAAAAGCAAAAGTGACTAATGAGTCAACAAGAACAAATTAAAAAAGTTATAGCACAAGAGTACATTAAGTGTGCAAAAGATCCTGCATACTTTATGAAAAAGTACTGCTATATTCAGCATCCAACTAGAGGTAGAATTCTATTTAATCTCTACCCTTTCCAAGAAAAAGTACTTCATCTATTTAGAGATAATCAGTATTTAATTACTCTTAAATCTAGACAGTTAGGTATATCTACTCTAGCGGCTGCTTATTCTCTATGGTTAATGTCTTTCCATAAAGACAAAAACGTACTTGCCTTGGCAACTACACAAGCAACAGCTCGTAACTTAGTTACAAAGGTACAGTTTATGTATCAGAACTTACCTAAATGGCTGAAGCTAAAAGCAGTAGAAGACAACAAGCTTAGTCTAAGACTAACAAACGGTTCAAGGATTAAAGCAGCTTCTTCTAACTCTGATGCAGCTAGATCAGAAGCGGTATCTCTTCTGTTGATTGATGAGGCCGCTTTTATTGATAATATCGAAGAAACGTTTACTTCTGCTCAACAAACTCTTGCTACCGGAGGTCAATGTTTAGCTCTATCAACTCCTAACGGTGTTGGTAACTGGTTTCACCAAACTTGGCAGAAAGCAGAATCTAGAGAGAATAGCTTCCTTCCGATCAGATTACCTTGGGATGTTCATCCGGAAAGAACTAAAAGTTGGAGAGAGCAGCAAGATTCTGACTTAGGTCCAAGAATGGCTGCTCAGGAATGTGATTGTGACTTTCTATCATCAGGCGATACAGTTTTCTTACCGGAAGATATGGTTTACTACGAATCTACCTGCCTTAAAGAACCTATCGAGAGAAGAGGAGTAGATAATAATTTATGGATATGGGAACTAGCAGATTACAGTAGAGATTATATGGTTGTAGCAGACGTTGCTAGAGGTGACTCTACTGACTTCTCTACATTTCATGTCTTTGATATTGAAGATGCTAAGCAGGTAGCAGAATATAAAGGTAAGCTTTCTCCGAAAGATTTCGGAAACGTACTCGTAGGAATAGCATCAGAATACAACGATGCACTTTTAGTAGTAGAGAATGCAAATATAGGCTGGGCTACTATCGAACAGATTCAATCTAGAGAGTATAGAAACCTATATTATTCTTCTAGATCAGAACAAGAGACTGTAGAATCGTATATGAATAAGTTTGAAAATGACAAACTTGTTCCCGGTTTTACGATGTCTGCAAGAACTCGTCCATTAGTAATAGCCAAGATGATGGAGTATGTTCGAGAGCATTCTGTTCTTATATTCTCTAAGAGACTGCTTGATGAAATGCGTGTTTTTATTTGGAAGAATGGAAAAGCACAAGCAGTTGTAAATTATAACGATGACTTGGTTATGGCTTTTGCAACAGGACTTTATGTTAGAGATACTGCACTTAGATTGAGACAGCAGGGAATGGATCTAGCTAGAGCTCAGCTATCATCATTTAATTCCCTCAATAACCGCAATCCTTCGGTTATTACCACAAGATCACAAGATAACGATCCTTATAAGTATCAAGAGCAAGATATCTCTTGGCTTATTAGGTAAGTATATTTATATATAAAGATTTCCTAAATGGCGGACAGATCACTATTTACCCGACTTAAAAGATTATTTTCTAATGACGTAGTAATACGTAATGTAGGCGGGGACCAGATAAAAGTCGCAGACATAAATCAGATACAGACTACAGGTAAGTATCAGACTAATGCTCTCTTAGACAGATTCTCACGACTTTATATCTACAATAACAAGAATATTTTTAACCCTAATCTTAATTACCAGACACTTAGGGTTCAGCTATACTCGGACTATGAAGCTATGGATACTGATCCAATCATTGCTTCTGCTTTAGATATTATAGC